GAAATTACAATGGAAAAAATGATAAAAAAAGGAACGATTGTAATACATAAAATCGAATCCGAACAAAAAGAAATCATTGAAGAAATTGAAAACGAAATCGAATCCGAACAAAAAGACGAAATTTTCGAGAACAAGAAAAAAGGTGTAAGACGAAAATAAAATGGTTGGTGGACTGTTAGTATTAGCCGAAAGTGATTTAAAAACTTCCTTGGAATCCGATTTCGGAAGACAGGTAAGTATCACATTTCAGTCAGGCGTTAAAAATGTTTACGGTCAAGTAAACAGAATTAATGCATTAACAGATCCACAAACTAATTTAATGGTCAACATTCCTAGAATATCGGTAACTATTCGTATTTCAAGTTTGCAAAATGAAAATTTAGTAAACAATTTAGAAGTATCAACAACAGATATTACAGGTGATACAATAACTGGAAAAGTAGTAAATTGTAAACCTGATTTGACTTTAGGATTTATCACATTCGAGATTTCCGAAAAGAAAAGTAACCAAACAAAAATAGACTTGAAATATGCCGGCTCCTCAGTTTAACATAGGATCGTATCACTATTTTTATAAAGTATTAATCACTACTTTAAAAACTTATGCAACTGCACAGGCAAGTCTTGACCCAGAATTAGGCTTTAAAGTTTTCGAGTCATACAGGGATTTTGGAATACAGGATTTACCACTTGTAAATGTATATCCTCCGAATTTAAATAACATTGAAGGAAGAAGTACTTCAAGAAATAGATGGTCGTATTCATGTGAATTTGAATTAGATCTTGTAACACAAGGATATGAATATAAAGAAGGTGTTGACGTTTATACAGCGGATCAAAGGGCAGTGGAAAGATTACTTGTCCTACAACAACAAGTTTTAAATGCAATTTATGCTTTAAATCAGGCTGATTTTGGATTTAATGCAGGTGAGATTTCACGTAAGACATTTCCTAGTATTCAGTCGTACAATCAAATGAATCAATCTCAGGAATCAATTTTAATTGGTAGTAAGATGACATTTTCAATGGAATTTGAATGGGTTCCAAGTGAAATACAAAGATCGTATCTCACAGACATAGTAATAAGCGGAAATAAATTGGCATTAAATTATGATTTTACTTAGGAGTAATACAAAATGATAACTTTCGAGGGTATCTCAAGCAATTCCAGAGCATCTGGAGTTTTCGTAGAGGAAAAAAATGTTCAAAGAAGTTTTGGAAATTTGGTAGCTCCTCAGGTAATACTTATTTTAGGTCAATATAATTCTGGTAAGACACCAACCGACAATATACCTGTAAGAATTTTTAATAAAGAAGAAGCATGGGAGAAATACGGAAGAGGCTCGCTTCTTTCAAGGCTAGCCGAAAAAGTTTTCTTAGGGAATAGAGGACAGACAGAGGTCTGGACTTGTCCTTTGGCTGATAATGGTTCGGGAGTATTAGCAGAAGCAGAATTAGCAATTTCAGGAACTGCAAGTGCTACAGGCGTATTAAGTATCACAGTAGGGGATAGAATTATAAGCGTATCGGTGGCAAGCGGTGCAACAGCTTCAACCGTAGCAACAGCCTTAAAGAATGCTATAAATGCAGACTTAGATTGTATGTTTACAGCTACTTCTTCAAGTGGTGACGTGACTTTAGTATCACGACATAAAGGATTATTTGGAAACGATTATCAAGTTTTTTTAAATCCAAGATCGACCGATGCAACTCCCGCAGGTCTTACAGTTTCCGTAACACAGACGGCTAGTGGTGCAACAAATCCTTTAATTGCAACAGCTTTAGGAAATATGGGAGACAAGTTTTATACTGTAATTGTATCACCATATAACGATGCTACAAATTTAGGAAGTCTTAATACTGTAGGACTTGCGAGAATTGCCCCTAGTGTAAAACGTCCATTTATTTCTTTTGTAGGAATAAATAAAAACAAAGCTGATTATATAACAGCTCTAGGAAGTTTGAACAGTCAATTTATTTGCACTATTCCAACTTTTGAAACTCTCTATACTCCCAGTTTTGAACTAGCCGGGGAAATAGCTGGTAACTTTGCAAGGGTTCAACTAGCAACTCCGAATAGACCAGTAAAAGAAATTGCAATATCTGGCGTATCATGCAAAGAAAATTTTGTAAATTTTACGTATTCCGAAAAGAATGATATTGTCTTAGAAGGCGGATCATGGTTTAAAATAAGCCCTGAAAATCAATTAATTATAGGCGACTTAGTGACTACCCGTACTACAAACTCATCAGGTGGATTAGAAGAAGATTGGAGATTTGCGGAAACTATGGCAAATTTACAAACTAAAATTTATTCTTTAGATCAACTTTTTAACGGTTCAAAATATTTACAGGCAATTGTGGTTGACGATGATAGCATTACAAATCTATCATACGTTGTAAGACCAAAATCTGTAAAACAGGACATTATTAAATTAATCGATGAATTATGGATTCCCTTAGCACTATCAAAACAAAGAAATGATATTGTAGATAATTTGGTAACTGAAATAAATTCAGCAAATCCAACCAGAATAGATTGTTTTATACCTGATATTATGGCGGCAGGTTTAAGAATTGTAGCAGTAAGATATGAATGGTCATACAGCGGAGGAAATAACTAATGGCGGCTAGAGGCGGTGACGTAAGACAATATTTAATTTCAGGTCGAGAGTTTGACCCGGTAGCAGGATCTTCCCCTACTATTATTTTAGCGGGTTATATAAATGAAAATTTGCCTACTGGAAACGGAAAACTTCATACTGTATCACGAAGAAAATTAGGTGGTTTTGACGGCGGTGTTATTTCCTTGGATGCAACTAGAAAAGATCAGGAATTTATTCAAAATCTTATCAGTGGACAGGAAGCCTTTTCGGTATCGGTAACACTTGCAAGTGGTATCACATATTCAGGCTCTGGAAAAATAGAAGGTGAATCTAATTTTAATTCAAACGACGGACAATTAGAATTTGCATTTAGAAGTGAAAATTTTGAACAAATTTAAAATTATATGAAAGAAAAAGTAAGCGAAGATATAGTAAGTATCACACTAGAAGACATGGAAAATGAGTTTGGATCAATTCCGTCTCAGAATATTAAAGATATTCTTAAGGAAGTTATCGCAAGTGGAAATTTAGTTTTTGATGATACAAAATCAGAAGTTTATTACGAACTACAAAAACCCGTTAAAAAAGATAACGGGGAAATGTTAAGTAAGCTTAAATTTTATGAACCGACATTGGCAGAAATGAAAGAGATTTCTAGGGGATCAAAATTACAGGCAAACTCAAAAGGTCAAATGGAAATTGATACAGATACCCAAAGAAAATTGGCTATAAAAATGGTAACTGTTTTCAATGGTATTCCAGATGGATTATTAGACAGATTTAAGCGTCGGGACGTGGCAGTAATTGAGGCGTTGTCTTATTTTTTCGCATAGAACCGATTTATAATTTAAGAAATAAAATTCTCTTAGTAGTAGATCGGTTCAAGTGTGTAGGCGAAATACAAAAAATGAAACTCTCCGATTTAGAGTTTTGGTATCAGGGTGCAATTGATTTAATAGAATCAGAAAAAAATTATATGAAGGGGGCATAGTAATACATGGCAAGACCGACATTATCTACAGTATTTACGGCTCATGACATGATGTCCCCTCAAATTAAAAAAATGCAAGACTCAGTATCACGTATGTCGGAAAAAATCCAACAAGTAAACGGTCAAGCTAGTGGATCTTTTTTAAATTTGAGAAATGCGGCTATTGTAACACTAGGATCATTGGCTATAAGAAAAGTAAACGAATTTGAAAAAGAATTTGCAAGTTTAGGGGATGAAATAGCTAAAACTTCTGCTAGACTAGGATTATCATCAGAAGAGCTACAAAAATTGAGATACGCAATGGGACAGCAGGGCGTATCATCCGAAACATTGACACAATCTTTCGAAGTCTTGAATAAAAACTTAGGTTTACTTCAAAATAATCAAGGATTATTGTATTCTAAATTAAGAAAATCAAATCCAGAAATGTTAAAACAACTTCGTAATACTAAAAGTAATTATGAAGCATTTACATTATTAATGGATGCTATAAACAACCAAACAGATGCCACTGAAAAAGCGGCTTTATCTACAATAGCTTTTGCGGGTGCAGGTCAAATGATGATTTTGGCGGCGGCTGGTGGTTCGGAAAAAATACAAAAATTAAGTAAAGATGCTGAAAGGTTTGGAGTAATTTCAAACGAGGATGCGGCTAAGGCTGAAAGTTTAACCGATTCAATGGACAATTTAAGCAAAGCTTCGCAAGGCTTAAGAAATGTGGGATACGCTCCATTATTAGAATTACTTATACCATTAAATAATAAAATGGCTAATTATATAGCTAGCAATAAAGAATTTATTGCATTAGGAATGCAGAAAGTATTAGAATTATTATTTAAAGCATTCGATATTTTAAAAATAGGAATGGATACTGGACTTATTCCCGTAATTATAGCCATGAAGCTAGCTTTTGAAGCGGCTAAACTTGCAATCGTAGCACAAACGGCGGTAACAACTGCATATACTGTAATACAATCAATATTAGATGTTGGATTAATTGCAACTACTAAACTTATAATTGCACAGAATGCGGCTTGGCTTGCAAGCCCTTTAGGTATTGTAATTGTTTTGATTGCGGCTGTATCTTCTGGTATTTATTTACTATACAAAAATATGGAATTAATTGACGGCATATTACAGAGTCTATGGAATTGGTTTAAGGAATTAAATATAGTTCTTAAAATACTTGTAGGATATTTAGCATTAACAGCGGTCGCAATGGCAATTTCATTCGCTCCTGTTCTCGCTCCTATACTTGCAATTACAATAGCGTTATACGCCTTAGTAAAGGCTTATAAATGGGTAAAATCTCAATTATCAGGTGAACCATTAATTGAAGATAGTAATACACCTGAATTGCCTGGCATGTCTCCAATTGAAAGAAATCAAGTTCAATCTGCAAACTCAGGAATGTTAAGCCAAACAATAAACAGAAATAATAATTCTAATGTCGTAGTGGATTTCAAAAACCTTCCTCAATTTGCAAACGTGACACAAAAAGGATCGGCTCCTAATGTGACACTAGGAACGGGTAAAGGGATAGACCCTTTCGTATTATATGGCATGAGCGGAATATCAGGTAAATAATGTCATACATAGATAGATTAGAAATTCTTTCTTACCAGTCTCCAAAAAGAAAAACATTTGATTTACAGTTTGAAGACTTGGCTAGAAGTATCACAAGAAAAACATCTATAAATGAATTTCCGTATCAAGACAGGGCAAATATTCAAGACCTAGGAATGGGAAATTTAAAAATTCCTATTCGTTGTTTTATAACTGGAATTGATTACGACTTAGAGGCAGATAGATTTTATAAGGCTCTTAACGAACAGGGATACGGTGTATTAGATCATCCTAGATGGGGATCTATTGACGTAATACCAATAAATATAACTCAATCAGAATCATTTGTTGATGGATTAGGAAGAGCGATTTTTGAAATTGAATTTGCAGAATATTTTCCCGATGCAACTAATTTCCCTGAAGATATTTCAAGTATTTTTAAAAATATTATAGGTGTAGTTACCGGAACTCTTGATATTATATTCCAAGCGATAGATAGCGTAATAACACTCGAAACAAGCGTAAGACGATTTACAAGAAATGCAAGACGTATTGTAGGTAATACTATTTCTGAAACACGTAGGATAGAATCAAGATTTAAAAGCGTATCTCAAAAATGGAAAGATGACACAAGAAATAATTTTATAACAATTACATTTGGAGAAAGGTTTTCTATAGACGGTAGAAAATCACAAGACGATTTTAACAAATTGCTTAGAATATTTGATACATATCTTACAAATAATCCAAGTTTTACACCAACAGAAGCGGCAAATAAGTTTATCGAATTACTTAGATTTCCTCAAAACAGTAGTATATCTGCAATACAAATTCAAGAATCATACAGTAAGACAATTGATTTTATAGATTCTCAATTCAATACAAACGGAAATACTATGAATGAATTTGAGGCAAATATTAATGGCTATATGGCAATTAGTGCAATTGTTTCCATGTGCGAAAATGTTTTAAATTCTAGTATCCAAACTAGAGATAAGGCTATTTTATTAATAGAAAAAATATCAGAAAAAAGAGAACAACTTAAATCTATTGTCGATAAAGTTAAAAACAAAAACGGCAACATCGATTATGATGTACTACAAAATACTTACACAGTAATAACAAATACGCAAAATTTAATTTTAAGTATATCGTTAAACATTCCAACTGAAAGAAAAATAATTTTATCAAAAGATACAACTCCTATAGAATTTGTTTACTCTCTCGATGGCTCAATTGATAGACTTGATGAGTTAATGGAATACAACAATTTACAAAATAAAAATATACTTGTAATACCTAGAAATTATGTTATGAGGTATTATTAATGAGCGTATTAGATAATACAAATTCAGAAACTTTAAAAACACTAAGAAAAGTAGAAAATGGAATTGATACAAAAAATGTAGAAATAAATAAATTTTTTGCATTAGGAAAAGAAAAGTCTCCTATTAATATGTATGTTAACGGAAAAGAATTTACTCAATTCAATTCTTTGCGTATCTCATATTCTATAGATTCCGCATGTTCGGCATTTAGTTTTGATACAATATTTTACCCTTCAAAGGGAACAAGTAATACAATAAAACCATTTGGATATGAAAGCGTTAATATTTTATATAATAATAAAACTATTTTTAATGGTTATATTGAAAAAATAACAACAGGGTATTCTAATAATGGCTCTAATTTAAATATACAGGGCAGATCTTTAGGAGGTATATTAGTAGATTCCGATATTAAAAAATCTTACTATCAAACTACAACCCTCACAAATCTCGCTCAATTAAATGGAATTTTATTCATAGAGGTAGATCCCGATGAAAGATTCCAGGCTGTAAATATTGATGAAGGCGAAAACTTTTTCGGTATAATATCCAAATACGCTTCCCAAAAAGGATTATTTGCAATTCCAAAATTAAACGGCGGTTTGTTATTTAAAAAAATAAATAGATTAACCGATACTGGTTTTAATATAGAAGATGGAAGTCAGAATGTCCTAGGGATATCTGCAAATTTCGATATTACTAAAAGATTTTTTGAATATATCGGTATCAAAAGAAACGTATCACCTAAGTCAATATTTGATAGTTCGATATCGACTAAAAGGGGTTTAAGATATTACAGGGGAGACGACTTATCGGGTAATACGGAAGAAATAGCAAAAAAAGCAAGATCGAAAATGATTTCAGAATCATTTACTTTAGCCGTATCACTTTCTACTTGGACATTGAATAATGAATTATTGTTACCGGGTATTTTATGTAAAATTAAATCTCCCATGAATATGATTTATAATTTTGAAAGTTTTGTAATAAAACAAATAGATTATACGTATGACATTAACAATGGTTACCTGGCTGAAATGCAATTTACTTTGCCAGAGGCTTATACAGGCGAAAATATAAATCCTTTATTCTTTGGAACTTTCACAGAAAAAGATAGAAGTTATCGTGAACAATTTTTCAGAATACCTGATAATAAAGAAATATATGATAAAGTCATAGGATTTTTTTCATGAATATTATAAAAGTTATATTATCATATTTTGGTAAATTTGCGAAAAACGATAATAATTCTCAAATTGCAAAATTAATTGAATACAATGAATTTATATCGGAGGCTCAATTTTTCCAAACGGCTGGTATTATTTCAGGACTAACTCCTAACGATGAAATTGTTGTATCACGATTAGATGGCGGAGGGTATCGGGTAGGTATTGCAAGTTTTAATTATAAAATAGGAATAGAGGCGACTTCAGGTCAAACTAAGATTTATTCTACCGACCCAACAGGATTAATAAAACAAGCTGAAATAATTTTAGATAGTAACGGAAAAGTTAAATTATCAAATTCGACTCAATCAATAAAAGCATTATTAGATGATTTAATTGATGAACTTATAGATTTTAAAACTTTCGGGACACCCTCTAACCATACAACAGATCCGACAACAATTACTAATTTAAATTTAATAAAAACTAAAATAGGACAACTGTTATACTAATATGCCACTCTCAAAACCAAGACTAAAGGGAACATTAAAAACCGATATTGTAGCATTAAATACTCTTATGAAAGTATCACCATTATCAGATGATGATTATGCTGACAAGCTGGCTGAATTGATATCAAATAAAGTAATTGACGAAATCACTCTAAATGCTACCGTTCCCACAGGTATCACAGTTCAAGTAAGTACTTCTACTGGAACTGGTGCAACAAATGGAACTGGACGGGTAAGTTAATGAGTGACCTGTATCTCAAGCCTACAGAATTTGGAGGCGAAATAGAATATGATTCTAGAAATGATTTTATTCTTACCGATGGATTATTTACAGCGTGTTACATTGCTTTATTTTCAGAACCTTTTTGGGGAAATTCTATTTTACCTGTAAATTCAAGAATCGTATCTCAATTAAATAGATTATTTGAAAATCCTATAAATTCTAATACTAGAAATAAGACCATAAGATATACTCAGGAAGCATTACAATTTTTATTAGATTTTGAAATTGCAAGTGAAATACGGGTTGACTCTGAAATACAAAGTATTAATAATTTGATTATTGTGGTTAAAATTACAGAACCTAACGGTAATGAACAAGAACTTGGATATTCTCTTAATTGGAGAGGAAATTTTATTGAAACACAATCGAGGCTTATAAATGGCTAGTATTCCAAGTATCACAGAAATAAAAGAACAAATACTTTCCGACATAGAAACGGCTACAGGTAAAACAGCTCCTTTATTGCCAGTTTCGGTATGGGGCGTAATTTCTACAGCTTTGGCAGGTGCTTTGTATCTCATATATAAGTTTATCGATTGGACAAGAAAACAAATCTTTGTATCGACGGCTGATTATGATGGTCTTATTTTAAGGGGTGCGGAATACGGATTATTTCCAAACGTAGCACAAGAATGGAGAGGAACGGCAAGTATTACAGGAACCGACGGAACCGACATACCTATAGGAAAGCAATATATTAAAGGAAATTATTTATATCAAGTTACGGAACTAGCTACAATTTCAAGCGGAACGGCAACATTGAAACTTGAATCATTAACTTTTGGCAGTCAACCTAATTTAATAGGAAGCGATATATTAACAGAAGTAAATCCGAGCATAGGGTTAAGTTCAACAGTGACTATTACAAGTATCACACAATCAGGTAGAGATGAGGAAAATATTGAAAATTTCAGAAACCGTATTTCAAATCGTCAAAAATTACCTCCCCAAGGTGGTAGCGTAAATGATTACATTGCTTGGACATTAGAAGTGCCAGGTATTTCTGAATCATTTCCAACTTTATCAAGTCCGGGTATAATATTTATTTACGCATTATTGGAAACTGATGACCCTACCGAAAGAATACCTGACAGTATAAAAAATCAGGAAATAGAAGACTATTTAAATGAACATCCACTTAGACCATTAAATTCTAATATAAATGTCGATACATTTAACGAAATTACTATAAATGTAGAGGTTACAAATTTACAGGTCGATACACCAGCCTTAAGGCAAATTATACAAACTGAAATATCAGATTATTTTTATTCTAGGCGACCTTTATTATTTCCAAATGATCCAGAACCGAAAAATAATATATCGGTTTCTGAATGTGTCACAATTGCAACCTTAGCGGGTGCAAAATCTTTAGGTATCACATTAACGGCAAGTGGTTATACATTTCCATATACTTTAGACCCTAACGAATTAGTAAAGCCCGGGACTTTTTCATGGTCATAAATTTACTTAAAAGTTTATTTCCAAAAGGATCTCCTTGGAATTTATTAGGAGAATTCGGAAAACTTATAAATGGAATAGGAACGTCAATTAATAGAGTTTATACGTATGCACAAGAAACTTTAGCGGAATCGAATCCGAGTACTACAACGGATTTATTACAAAATTGGTTTGATGCTTTAGGAATAAAAAACGAACCTAATTTAAGTTTGGATGAAAAACGTAGAATATTAAATACTAATTATATTGGGACAGGTGGACAGTCTAAGGAATATATTCAAAATCAAATACAAAAAGTATTTCCAAATATAATAATTGAAGAATATATTTTTCCAGTTTTATCTATGGTAGGATATGGAGTCAGTGGAATTATGCAAGTATCAAATTATCCATCATGGATTCCAGTTCAATACCAAGATAATACTTATCCTGTATATTTATACAAAGTAACAGGAACAGTTTCAAACGTAACACAATTTTTAATATTACAAGATTTAATAAAAAGATACGCTCCATTGACTCATATTCCAGTTTACGTAAATATAAACTTTTTTAGTAATACGGGTATGGTAGGCGTAGGACAAACAGGAATTAGTGAAGTGGGAAGGAATCAAACATGAGAAGAATAAATAGTTTAGGTAGCGTAGGAAATAATTTTGTAGATTATGACGCGAATACGAATCCACAGGGAACCGTAATTAATGCGGCTTATTTGAACGATGTTCAAAACGAATTAATTGGAATACAATTAGATGCGAGTGTGGCAGAAGCTCCCGGGACAGATTACCAAATATTAAAACTTATAAAATTTAATGCGATAAAATATTCAAAAAATATAGGCGAGTATTTTTGGCTGGAAGAAAATAAAAGTCCCAGTGCTTTCACTTTAGCAACCCCAGACAATTTTTTTCCAGCAATTAATTTAAGTAAAATAAATGTAAATTCAGATATTACAACTTCAAACTATCCTTTATTAGTACCGTATCTCAGGGCATTGAAATTGAAATACCTAGATGGAACAGGTAGCGAAGTAAATTCATGGACGGCTACCATATCGGGTTCAAATATTCAAATGCCAACTTCGACAAGTTCGGACGCAATACTTGCCAGTTTAGCGGAAGACGTTTTGGTTCATGGTAGTTATACAAATTTCAGAACTATTACAGTAAACGGTGTAGAGTTTCCGATTACAAATATAAACACAGCGACAAGGGTTATTACAGTAACAGGCACACCAACGGCAGGATCTCAAACTGTAGAATTTTTTCAGTATCGTATTACAGGATCTACTACAAGTGCAAGACTTTTTGAAATTAAAGGAAGAAGTTTTATTTCTCCAAACGATTCAAGCGGACGACACCAAAACGGTTTACGTGTTAGAGATAGATTTCAAGGGCATTGGCATACTGTTGTAAATGTAACTGGAACTGGAGGGGGACAATGGACATCTGGAGGGTCTGGAGCAACTAATGGCATAAATGTAAATCCAATAGCTGACAATTTATCAAACGGCACACCAAGAACAGGCCAAACAACTCACGGTGCAGGTATTTCGGCTCATATATATATATGGGCAAGATCATACATAGCATAAGGATAAAAAATATGAATAAATTAATACAACTTATAAACATAGACACGCAAGAAATATTATGCGAAGAAATAGTATCACAAGAAAACTATGCAGAAAGATCATACATGTATCACTTGCAAATAGACTTGTATAAATTGCAGGATATAAATGCAGAATACAAAGAATACGATTTGGATGAAAACGGAAATGTTATTATACCTGTAATACCTACTGAATGATTAGAGCAACTTTCGACCATAAGAAATATTTAACTTATCTTAAAGCCGTAAATAAAGAGGCTCATGCTGAATCGGTTAGAAATTTATTAAATTATCAGGCGAAAGGATCTGAAAAACTAATCAAAAAAACAGTAAAAAAGAAATTCGTAGTAAGAACAAATTTTACCATAAATTCAATAAAAAACGACCGTAAACCACTTGGAAATAATACAAAACGTATGTTTTCGAGAGTGGTAACGACTAGCCCATATTTAGAAAATCAAGATGATGGAGGTATCGAAAAAAAGAAATCAATTCCTACGTTAAAAACAAGGTCAGATAATTTCAAAAAAGTAGTAAAAAAGCAATACAGACAAAACCAACTAGGAAATTTTCAATATGAAAAATCTAAGCCAAAAACATTTTTCTTAGGAAAACCAAAAGGTAATATTAACAGACCGTATGGAATTTACATGAGATACGCAAAAAACAAAAAACTTACAAAAATTAGAAATGTATCTCAAGACGACGTAAAAATAAAACAAACTAAATTTTTCTCAAGTTCTGTAAATAAATACGCCGAGCTAAAAACTATAAACAAATTTTTCTCACTCGACGCACAAAAAAGACTTAAAGAAATTTCAGATAAATTCTACTAAAATAATTTCTTAGTATTATTTTCCTCAACTTGTTCGGTAACTTCCTCAACCTGTATTTCAGCATCCTTTATTTCAGGTATTGCAAGTTTTTTTGTAGCCTGTTCAATTCGTGACACGGCTCTCTCGCTTATCGTTTTTTCTTTTACAATAATCTCAGAATCTTCCTCAACATCTAACTCGCTTGTCATTAACATAGCCAAACCTTCGGATTCTGCAAACGGTTTTTTAAGTAATTGTTTTACAGCTATTTTTTCAAGCATTTCATCTTCCGATTTTTTCCATACGCTAGAAGTTTCTGTTTTGTTGGTTTTTTGATTGTAATACTCTACATTAGAATATGAATCTTTTATTTTTAAAACTTTTTCAATTGAAATATGTGGTATTTCTATTTTACCTTGCTTGTATTCTAAAACCATAAAAAAACCCATTAACTTTCCTCTGTCACCAAAGGGGCTAAATTCATGCTCAAAGGTTCCCTTTGATTGGTTTATTTTAAATTCATCTTTTTGGTAAACCTTCATAAGCTCTGGAGAATAACGTAATACTCCTTGTGGTCCGTGCACGCAAGCATGGGCAATTCCTTCTTTAGTGATATCCATCCTTAAAGATCCTTTATGATTAATGAAATAGACATGAGGTCTTGTCCCTCCAATCTGTAAACCAATTTGAGCGGCTTTTGAAAGTTTTACAAAGAATTGATTCTTAGTATCCTGACTTGATTGAATGAATTCCCTTAATTCTTTATTCTGCGATACTTCAATAATTGCCCTTTTTGTCCATTGGTCAAAATTCTGTCTTACTGATTCGACGGCAATTTCTCTAAGTTTATCAGATTTTTCTAAGACCATCTGTTCGATTGTTTGTAGTTTTTTTGGTTCTTCCATTTTATTTTATTCTCCCCAATAAATTTATTATTTTAAAATTTTCCTCTAAAACTTTATTCATATTATCAATATTATTATTTACGGTTACTTCTATTAATCCATCTGATAAGCTATGTTTCAAATATGATAACTTACCTACAAAATTTGATATAGTTTTATTTTGTTTCATTAAAATTTCTACCCATTCATTATCCATTTTATTTTACCTTTCTGTAATACAGTCTTTTAAATTTTGATACGTTTACTAAATTATTTTCAATTACTTGTTTGTAAATCTCAGGTGCTTTTTCTTCCAAAGTCTTAAGACTCAAAGATTTCCTTTCAGATTCCGAGCATGTAACTAATACGTCTCCCTCTGGTGTTTGAATCCTTGAATTTTCTCCCATAAGGATACCGATTGAATTTTGTATTTCATCCAATTCTTTTTCAATTTCGCTTGCTTGCTTACTAAGTTCTTCCCTTCTTTTTAAAATTGTTTCAAGTGAAATATCATTTTTGATTGAATAGCTTTTTTGTAATACGACTGCATTTTCAATTGTTTTTGGATATAGTCTTTGAACGTCTTCCCATGTTAAGGGTTGAGGAGGTATATTTTCCGATAAATGCCCTTTAAATCCATTTACCATTTTGGTAATGCTTTCTATGGTAATTTCATCATAATATTTTTTATTATTTGAAATATATTCTCTATAATCAGAGGTATCAATAAGACATGATACACCAAGAGAAATATTATTTTTTTGTATTTCATAACACTTGCAATACACATGCAATTGAAATTGAGTTTGCATATATACCGACAAGGGCAATCCATTTAAACTTGTATCACTACTAGAATATCCGTACTCATTGTTTTCATCCCTTTTTGAAGAATATAATCTTAATGATTTAGCTTCCTGAATATGATATTTTTTGTTAGGTAACTTTATAAATAAATCAGCATGAGCAATATTTTTTATTCCAAAAAATCCTTCATATTCTGCTTTTGTATTTGAATAAAATTCATATCCATCGGCTTTAAATTTATTTTTACCTGTAAGACGTTTTACTAACCATTTATTGGCTATTTCTTCATTGCATAAATTTTTTATGTATCTATGTAAAATATTTAATTCGTGTCTATGTCCCCAGTATGTCGATTCGTTACCCTGAAAAGGCTCTGAGATACCTTTTTTTTCTTCATATAATTTTAAAGGCGTTTGACCGTATTTTACATTTAAACCTGCAATCGTAGGAACGTCACTTGACCCGATAGCGTTTTTACGTTCTCCATGAAAATCTTCTATGAATTTTATTTTCATAATTGTATCTCGCTAATTTGTCTTACAAACTCATTCCATAACTCTGGTTTTATCGAAATTCCATCTTTGCTAGGAAACCATTCCGAACCGTCTTTTGTGTACCATTTTCGAATACCTATAAACTCATATCCTTTGTATTCTGCTTTTTCGATACGTATTTCATTCGTATCATTGATTTTTATTTTATTCATTTTATTATTCTCCCTATTTGAAATCCTATAAAAATTATATTTATAGCAACTGAAAATGTTATACCAAATCGGAATTTTTCATACCGCAACCGTAAGCTAATATTAAAATACCTAAGTAAAGTAAATCTTTAAATTTCATAACAACCTCTGGATTAATTTTACACCTCTTACACAACGCACATAGTATCTGAGAGTCTTATAGCTGTAGTACACGTACCCGAGGGCGAAATTCACGCCCCATGCAGAGTCCGTACCCTGTGCATACGTACTCGAACTCCAATAATAGTCAGACTTAAATCCTTGAATATTATTATCATAAGCATCTATTAGTTCCGCCCTTGTCGGTAATCGCCAACCTTCACCTAATGACTTAGCGTATTCCATTGCTTCATACCAATTAAGACTCGTATCACCATCCCAATTTTGCCATTCTAATTTTGTTTTATTTTTCATTTTTAACCTTCTCCCATACGATTTCTGTCCATCCGATTTTATATCCTAAAATTTCTCTTAACTTATCCAATTCACTTTTTCCGTTTTCTTTATTTGCTAATTTGTATGCCGTTGACCATAATAGTTTTTGTTTCAATTCTTTTGTATCACTTGCAATTGCTTTTAATGCAACTTCAAAAAGGTCAGAATCTAAATCAGGGAAATCGGCTCTTAATTTTCCTTCTAAAACTCTTATATCAATTTTCTTTTTTTCTATTTCTTGCTTAGTAAAATCGAAATTGCAATTCAAACACTTTGACGGTTTCCCTTCCCATACTGAGTAACATTTAGGACATTCCGTAATACTTGGTTTTGATTTCTTAGAATCTCTTTTTTTTGAGTCTAAACTCCATTCTCTATTTTGTAATACGTGACCATGTATAAGGGAATTTCCAGCGTGATCTAAAATAATAGTTTTATCTTTACCGGGATAAGGTCTTAAAGCCCTTCCAATTTGTTGTAAATATAAACTTAAACTTAGTGTTTTTCTAAGTAAGATAGCTCCCGCAAGCATGGGAACGTCTACACCTTCGCTTATAACGTCACACGAGGTAAGTATTTGAGTATCACCATTCGACAAACCTAGAATGTATTTATCTCTTAATTTATCGTCCATATTTCCATAAACTGCATAAGATTTATAACCTTGATTTGTAAACTGCTCAGCCATAAGTTTTGAATGTTCAACCGTAGGACAAAAACAGACAACCGGTAAACCGTCTAAATGTTCTTTGTAGTGTTGTATCACATCTCCTACAATATGCTTTTCCGAAAGAATAGTTTCTTGTTCTTTTGTATCGAAATCTCCCTTTTTTATTTTAAAACTCTGAGGGATTCCAGGCGGTTTGTAAATTATCGGATAAGATAAATATTGATTTTTTACGGCTTCTTTCGTTTGTATTCCAATTATTAAATTATCAAAAAGATTATTCTCTCCTAATCCTCTCCCATCTAATCTTTCAGGTGTGGCAGTAAATCCGATTCTAGGAACATCGGAATAATAATTTACAATTGATTGCCAAGTATTACCAAGTATATGGTGACATTCATCAATAATAATCAGATCGGGTTTATTGATTTTATTAAGTCTATTTACAACGGTTCCGACCATACCACACTGGACATTTTCCTTGTAAGACATTATAGAATTTGTTGTTATTTGACCCGCATGTATCCCAATATCATACAATTTAATCATTGTTTGACGGTGTATCTCCCTTCTGTGAGTCAAAATAAGAACGTGCTTTTTGTTCTCAGCTGTCATTTTTGCAATTTGAGCAAATACGACCGTCTTACCTGTTCCCGTAGGTAATACGACACATACTCTTTTCTTGTTTTCCGAAAATGAGTTTCTGACTCTTTGAATTATATCGATCTGGTATTCTCTTAACATCTATGCATCCCATAATACACTTTAGATCGGACAAAAATCTAAAATTTTCTAATTAAAATTTTACTTCCATCAAATTTTGTTTCCCAAGATTCTCCGCCTGATTCTGCGATAAAATAAAGGAAATTTAATTGATCCTTACTAAGTTTGTCATTTTTGGTTTTTATTTCATTTGCCCAAAAAACTGCAATTGTTCTCCCGATATGCTCTTCTGTTATACGCAAAGGGTAAAATCCTATTAAATCGGATGCTCCATTTGTAAGACCAGACTTTAATGGTCTTGGATTTCTCAAATGTAAGACATTATTAGATTTACTTAATATTTCACCCTGCCATGCCATTCCAGACTGATTTCTCCACAGTCTCCCACCCGTCTTTGTGGCTTGCATTCTAGCATATGCAAGTATTTCGCTTTCGGTCATTTTAATATTTCCAATTAGGTTTATTTTTTAGTCTAAAATCTCGATCTTCTTTGAATTGTAATACTGATTTTTTATCATAATTATTTTTATGAATCCTGATCAATTTACCATTCCGAACAAGTTCAAAAATTTTAGACTTGCTTAGATTTAGTAATTCAGATACTTCGCTTGTCGTCATTTATAGCCAATTTCACCATTTTTTGAAATACATTGTTACTAATCAAACCATTATTATATAATTCATTTATAATAATTAAATTATTTTCAATTATTTCTATTTTTCCTTCTAATCCAAAAGTTTTCGCGGATGGCTTTAGTATCATAATTTTTCACCTGTAATACTTATTCCTTTTTTTATTCTCCATAAACATTCCTTAACAACTCTATTTAAATCTTCGTGGTCATTATTGCGAGGCTGTCTATATATCCATGATCCTATGTCCGATTCTTTGCCTTTGTATAATTCCCTGCATTGTCTTACAAGTTCGTCAAATTCAATTAAATGTTTAGGTTTTTCTACCATTTATCTTTCCAGTATCGTTCGGCTTGTTCTTCATATAATTTTTCTAACTCTTCTTCGCTTGGCTCGTATTCATCTTGTATTTCATCATCTTCGCTTTCATCTTCAATCATTTTCTTAATCCATCAATAATATTTATAAGTTTTCTCTGTCTCTCGGCTTTTTGGCGTGCGTAGTCATACGTGCAGGGTACTTCCCTAGAGGTTGATCTTATTAAAGTCACTCCGTTTTTTTCTGTGATACTTTGCGATTTTACTTCAAATGTGTAATACTGTTTATTCAAAATATTTACTCTCCTGTATAGTTTTTTGATTTTGATATCTGCCATCGTAATTCGTAATATCCCCATAAGGAATGTAATACGAAATTTGACATATTTCCATGTTCGGATAAATAATAACGGGTTGAACTACAAATATTTCTAATGTCCATCTTCCTTTAAATCCCATGTCTCCAAACCCAGCTGTAATATGAACCGAAATACCAAGTCTTCCAATAGAAGATCGACCGTCTATTTTTGGGACAAGATTATAGGTCTCAGTATATTCATTCGTTGAGCCGAGATACAAAATATTAGGCTCTAATACTAATCCGTGTTTTGGTATCTCGATTGTATCCGTTTTTAGTCTTTTGGGATCTAATAAATGATTTTTATATTTTTTTAATTCAGGAAATAAAGTCAAATTATACGAATTAGGATTTAATTTCTTAGGATCGAAAGGGTCGATTTTTATATCGTCCCCTTCGTGCCAACGTCTTAAGATTTCCTGACCTGTTAAAATCATGCTATTTTTTCCATCTCAAACAATGTCGGTGCGGTTATGTTTTCAACTATTGATTTATTGTAAAAAATTGAATCCTTGTAATACTCTGAATTTAATTCTATTCCTAAACCTTTTCTATTCATTAAAACAGATTTGTAGGTAGTACTACCTAAACCGTTAAAAGGATCCAAAACAATTTCATCTTTCATTGAATATCTATCTATAAGTCTTTCTATAATGTCCAATTGTAAAGGGCAGATATGTTTTTCTTTCTTGGCAGATACTTGCCTGGCATTTAAAGTATTCATTCTGTTTACGTCCGTCCATACTAAATCATTATTAGAGTGAACCGGTAAAGTTTGATACGTCGAGGAAAGTCTTTCTAAATTATCTAAATCTTTACAAATTTCTAAATGTTCCTTATAACTGTAAATAGCTTTTTTGTTATGTTTTTTCCATCGAGATACGATTTCTTTTACGGAATACTTTCCGAGTTCTTCAAAACTTAAAAGCCTATCCCCGTTCGATCTGTAATACGCATGAGCATCTAATTGCCATTGTGCCTTAGAATACTCATCTTTTGTTTTTATTACAGGTGTATCACTATAAGAATTATCATTCGATGAAGGAGGCTTTCTGAAAATCAAAACATATTCAGGTAAACCAACTCCCATTTTAGAACCGTCTTTTCTTTGCTCTGTCCATCCCAGTCTATAAGTCTGATTATTTTCAGCCACAACGTCGGTCGTAATAGTAATTTTACCTATTAAAAAAAATCCATGTTTTTCAAAACTCATAACCGTTTGACCTGAAAAATCTGAGATAGTAGTAAAAGAAGTTCCATTTTGATATGAGTATCTTATTCGATCTTTGACGTGAATGCATGCTATTCTACCAGGTTGCAATACTCTATAAAGGTTAGGTATTAAATAATCCATCTGTTCAAAGAATTTACCGTTTCCGTGATTATGACCAAAATCATTGTAATTATCCGAATATTCATAATGGTCTCCGAACGGAATTGAAGTTAAAATTAAATTTACAGAATCATTTTTAAATTCGTTAGTATCCTGCAGTGCAATTACATTGTCATTGTTATACAGACTTACTAATCCTTCTCCAAGTATCACTTTGTTATTGTTTTTGAATATTTGTCTTTCCATCTGGCTTTTAATTATCTCCTTATTTAACCCATACTTTTTAACTAATTCGATCATCTGAAAATTTAGTTCTTTGTGATTTTTCCATTTTTCTTTTATTGTTTTCATAATTTCAGTTTCGGCAACTGTATAAATTATATGAACATTTACTTGTTTTTTTTGTCCAAAACGATACTGCCTATGTATAGCTTGGATAAAATCATTAAACTTATAATCTATACCACAGAATATCATATCACTTGAAGCATCTTGAAAGTTACATCCTGACCCGGCTATTTCAGGTTTTGTAAGTAAATATTTATATTTACCTTCTGAAAATTCTATAATATTTCTTTCCTTAAGATCGTTTTTTTGGCTCCCATAAACAGAAACATAAGACTCACCTTTTAAAGTTTTTTCTAGTAAATATCTTTCGGCTTCTAAGTTATGCCAAAGTATCACGTTGCCTTCTATTTCCTTTGCAATCTCAATAGACTTTTCAATCCTATTGTAAATCGAATCTCTCTTTTCTCTCGATACTTCTATAAGCCCAGACTTAGTTATGTTTTTTATTAAAATCCTTTCTCCAAACTTGTCATACAATTCTTTTTTGGTATTGGTAGAAATTACATGTTCAATGATATTTAATTTTGGCAAATCGTATCCTTTAGAATTATAACCATAATCAGCAGGCGTATTTATGAAAGCCGCCCATGTGGAAACCCATTGCCAAAACTCTTCTTTTTTATTGTCATACAATTTTAGATTTCCAGCTTTTTGAGAATCTCTTTTAAAAAACCTTGTCAAAGCGTGACCCCTGGAAATAACTCCTAAGAAATCGGCATAATTTAAAATCTCTATGTAATCGTTAGGAGTAGGGGTAGCGGTCGCAACTATTCTGTATTGCAAATTTTTAAAATGATTTAAAACGTAATTTGTTGTTTCGGTTTGCAAATTTCTAATAATAGAAGCCTCGTCCATTGAAACGCCTATAAAATTATTTGCGTCAATGTTTCCCATTCTTACACGTTCATAATTTGTAATATAAATCTGAGGAGGTTTATTTTTATCAATAGAATCGGTTTCTTTAATATATTGTATTTCGATTCCAGTATTTAGTTTTATATTATCTCTTTTAAATTCTCCTGACACACCTAAAGGGCATACAATTAAAAAACTTTTATTATAAGTTTTTATTAATTGCTTAGCTATTTCTAATTGCATAAATGTTTTACCTAATCCAAAACTTGCAAAAATAGCTCGTCTTCCGCCTTCTATACAAAAATTTACTATATCTTTTTGGTGCGGATAAAGGTTTTTTGAATATTCTAAATTATTTAATAAATCTTTTTTCATTCCAAAACTTTCAGCAACTACAACTTTTTTCTTTAAAAATTCTCCATATTCCATTTTCATTCCTCGTCTATGTATTTTTTCTTAAATTTGCCCCAATCGAATAATCTAACAGATTGCTTGTGTCCAGCTACCCTTCTTTGAACACAAGTTTTCTGTGTAGTACAAAAATCATTTCGCTTAATTTGTGCATCATAATTTTTTTCGAATGTCGTTCCATTTAGCATTTTTGTAATGTTCGGATTTTTTTTGCAGATCATTACAATATTTTCTTTTTCGCTTAGTTTTATCCCATTTCTTTCCAACTCTTTTCTCTCAATCGAATCATGCTCATAATTTGTAAGTATTTCAGAAACTGTCAATTTTTTACCCATTTCGAGACCTATCGAATATCCTAAAATATTCTCAATAACAGAATCCTCATCGGGGTTTAAACTTTCTTTCTCTTCACTTAGATACGATTCCCATTTTTTTAAAAATACATCTCCTTCCCTTGTTCCCTGTAATTCACTATCGTTTGTTAAATGCCATATTGACGCAACTATAGGAGACCAATTATCTGACTCCCTTTGATTCCCCGTGATACTTAAAAAATAATCCGATAGAAATTGAATGTCTTTCGTGATACGTTCAATACGGTTAAACATTCTTTTTCTAAATTTTTCAGGGTTTTTTAGGCAACTTATCCATAGCTTAGAATCTTTTTTTTTGTTCTTTGTAAATTCTGCCAGTTCTTCATTAGGAACACTTTTTAATTCTGCTCTCAAGATCCTACTATCGATAGCATGGTCAATTTGTGGAGGTTGATCGGAGGAAAAACAAAACATAGACCGTACTACAAAAAGATCGACTCCCCCATCCCTAGCTGTCACGGCTCTTATTGCTGAAATATCACTACTTGCATCACGTGCTAAATTTAATTTTTCGTATATTTTATTTTCGTCGTTCTTAACAGTGATTTTCATTTCATCCAAAATTATCGGTAAAGCTGTATTTCTTACCGAACGTCTTACAGCTGACTCAGTAGATCCACCTGACCCCTTGAAAACAAAACTTCCTAGCAATCTTTCCATAAGATTTTCTAAAACGTAAGACTTTCCGGTTCCCTTTTTTCCCTCAATCCAAATATGCGGTCTCCATGTTAAGGCTCCAGCCATCGGTGCAATTAGTGACCATCC